GAAACAGTACATTATTTATGTATTGATACCGAAAATAGATTATTTTATCATCAATACAATTCAGAAAACAAAATCATTAGAATATATCCTGAATTTTAGAGGCAGAATTAATCTGCCTCTTTTCTAATGCTTCAACACGCTTTTCAAGATTATCAATCATCTGCTTTTGCTCTTGAATTAATTTGAGCATTGCAGGAATCATAATTCTGTCCTGCCAAGACTCTGCTTCTCCTTCTTTATTACGAATTAAAGCATTAGGATAATATTTCTCAACATCTTCAGCAGTAATTCCTATCTGCGTACCTTTTACAAGTTCTTTATTTTTAAATTCTTCCTTGTAATCATATTGTACGACTGGCAAGTCATAAAGTTTATGAGGATTAAGTTCGTTATTCAATTCTGTAGAAATGTTTTCTTTATATCTTTGAGAAGATGTTGAAGGAGTAACTTCGCCGTCAGGAGTTACATATAAAGGAGATGCACCACTACCACCACCCCAATTTATATATAAATCATTATTAATATGCGTTGCTCCATTAATTATCGTTTCACCTCTAATAGTTGTTGCACCATTAATATATGTATCATTTCTAAGATGAATCCTTGAACCAACCAAATACAGATAATTTTCTCCCCCATTAGCACTCAATACCATCGCACCAAGTGCTTCAATAGTTTCTCTATCAACAAAATCTTTGTCGACGCCGCCAAATTGCCAGCCTTGCTTACCTATCGTCATAACAGTATTAGTGCCATTCTGAATGTTAATTTGTCCGCCATCTTTATATCTTAGGTTAAAGTTATAACCACCTTCATAATAAGTTTCATAACCATTATTCCAAGCACACCAACCAAAAACCAATTGATTGTTTGCTTTGTTTATTATCGTATCTCCATAATCATCAATTAATCTTGCACCTAATTTGAGGTCATTCCACATTGTAACAACACCTTTAAAATCGGCACTGCCATCAGGCAAAATTCGAGATGTGTAAGAATATTGACCTACTCCTCCATTCAGCACATCAGCTTCTTGAGTAGAAATAACCCAAGTTTTTTCTGGTACATTATCAGAAGATTTAAACGCTGGTTGTAAAAACACACGATAGGCTTTTCCATTATCTTCAGGGATATAATCTGCGAACAAACCACCATTTTGAGTAATTAAACCATCATCAACCTGCCAATTCCCGATAGTTCCACGAGCTGAAAGCAAATAATTCGCGTAAATCTGTCCTTCCATATTCATCGCTGCATTATAACTTATTCCTCCATTAGGTGTAAAACTCAATCCACCGTAAGACCACACCCACATAGCAGCATTTTTATCTGTATCATTTACAACAACAACCTTTTCAGCCGTACTGTCCCACTTGACAGCAATATCATTCTCACAGATAGCAATAGCCCTGATATTGCCCTGAGCATCATACACATTCTTAACATAACCTCCGCTTACTCCTGTGAGCTTGCTGATTACATCACGATATGCTCTTTCAAAATCAGTAAAACGCTGAGTGAGTTTTTTTGTGCTTGGTGTAGAAATGAAATCAGCTTTTACATCTGTTTTCAATGAACAATCTATTGTTGAATTAAAACCGCCTGTAACTGAAAGTGTCTGTGATAAAACAAGTACATTGCAGTTATTGCCGTTTCTGTCCTCTGCCTGAATAATATCACCGCAGTCTATGCACGGATTACCTCTGTATTTAATTCTGCAAGGTACAATCTGAATGCCTTTATACATATTTAATATGTTTTGAGCCTGTTCTGAGCTCATTATATAAGGGTTTTCGAAGTTAAAGCCATAAGAACCATTACCTACAGTTATAACGCCGCCATTACCCTCGCTATTAGGCTCTGTGCCTGTTGTAAGATACTCAATATTAAGCGGTGATTCATATAACTGTTCAAAGCCATTCATAAACTGTTCTTCAGCAGATATTTTAACAAGATTATTACTTGCAAATTTCTGTAAAGTCAAATTGCCTGAACGATTAATTACAGCGTTACAGCCCAAAAGTCCAGCCATATACCCAAGCATTGTTCTCGCAGAAAAATCAACACTTTGAGGATTTGAAACAGCTGTATTATTAACATAATTTATTTGAGGAGATGTGTACTTAATATCAAACTGCAAATCAGGTATTTCCACAAAAGCAGAAGTGTTAAAATAAAAGCCCAAATAAAGTGTTCCGTCATAAACAGGCGGTGTTATTGTACCTTCAATCCACTGTTTACCTGTTTCAATATCAAAGGCATCACCGAATGTCATATCATTATATTCTTCAAAAGCGTAAACATCACTTTTATTTATGTCAGTATAATAAATTGCCTTAAATTCAGCATATTTCAAATCATACAGTTTATCGCCAGCGAGTTTAATATTAATAGGTGAAGAGCCTTTAGAAACAGGTACTAAGTTTTTTATACCAGCCGTGCGTACTGTTTCATAAACTGCCCCGTCAGGACTATATAAAATACCTTCAGCCTTTTGTATAATATGTTTGCTTATTGTTTCTTCTGAATTAGATATATCAGTAATTACCCCTGCCTGATTTGCTATATCCTCAATAATTTCCACAGGTGTAATACTTGCTTTCATATTTCCGCATTTATATGTATTGCCTAAGTCGTTAATTTTAAGCATAGCATCGTATGCAGTAATTTTAACAGATTTAAAATTATCCGTTGTTTTTACATCTTCTGCAAAGAACACACCAAGCGGAACATATGATACTTCACCATTAATCAATATTCCGACAAACATTTCAATCTTGCTTTTTGAAAGCCCTGTAAAATCAGACGGCATAAACATATCAAGCTCCAGCTTATTACTGTAAGCATTGCCTAAAGACAAAGCATCTGTTCCCCCAACGGAGTTATTAATCGTAAAAGACTTAATAAATTCTCCGTCAATCACGAAATCATTATTAAACACAGCCTTTGTATATATTTCTCTGCTGTCTGAATTAAACGCATCAATTATTTTTTGTTCTAAATTATACATAATTACAACTCCACAAAATTAGCTGAAAGGCTTTCCCATACATATGAACCATCAGGTCGCATTACATAAATCGGCAAAGACCTATCACCCACATATGCCTTCATAGTTCTTGCAGTTCCCGTATAAGGGTCAGGATAAGTTACATTAAACGATACTGCATCCATAGATTTCAAAAGTGCACTTGTTTCTTGACTCGTTAATGCTTTCCAAGTGCATTCAACTTTTCGTTTAGCATCTGCGCCACCGACTACTCTATCTCTTACCATAGTGCCTTTTTGATTTCTTCCTGTATCATCGCTATCTATATCCTGCAATGTAACCTTAAGTGAAAACGGTGTTTTTACTCTGACAGAATTAATTTCCAAAACCGCCATAATATCCTCCAATATAAATAAAGTGCCATAGCAATTAAGCTACGGCACGCAGGCACTCAAGATTTAATTGTTATTTGTTCAAGGTCGTCAATTCTATGATTTGCAACCTCTATTTTTTCTTCAAGAACAGGTATTCTTTCAGCAAAATTGTTATGTTTATCAACCTTTTTCTCAAGCTGCTCTATTCGATAGGCTGTTAACTTTGATGATGTTAAAATTCCGCCAAATGTTCCTGCTAAAGTACCAAACAGTGATACTATAGCAACAATTACTGTTTCGCTCATTAACACACCGCCTTTAACAATTCATCGCACATACGGATATGCCCCTGATATGTGGGATGAATACCATCACTACTTAAAAAGCTGTTGCGATTTTTCATATTAATGCATTTGGCAGTATCTGCAATTTTTGCACCCATAAGCTCTGCAATATCTCTTATTGCTTCGTTATACTGCTTGATTTTATAATCACTCGCTCCGCCTCTTGCCATAATCGTACAGCAGTAAATTTTTGCCTTAGGATATGCTGTTCTGATTTTATCAAGCATAGTCGCATATGCTTCCCTGAACCAATTCAGATTCGTTATTTCTGAAATATCTGTACTGCCGTCATAAGCACCTAAAGCAATATTTAAAGCCATATCATTTGTACCGCCTTCAACAATAATAATATCAGGAGTATGACTGTCCGTTCCAAGTTGTAAGGCTCTGTTATCGTGATACATTCCTAAAAAGGTTTCATCTCCGTTTAAACCATCTCGGTTATCCGTTACTGTTGAAGAACCGACACCGTCAATAACAAGCGGTTCTGCACCTGTAATTTTGCAAAATCTTCCCCAATAGGTGCGTTCAGGTTTAAATATATCATAAGCAGGATAAATATTATGGTCTGTTCTTTTGCTGTAACCTTCATATGATGAAATGCTATCACCGATAACGGACAGATATTTGCCCTTAAGCAGTTTGTCTTGTTTTTTCACATTGTAGTTAATTGTAATCGGTGAGTTATCTTCGGCAAAAATATATGTATTTCGGCTGCCTAAAATATTTTCAAACAGTTCATCTGCCGAATTAACGGTTATTGTCTGCTTATCCTCAGACCTGCACATATATAGCTGTGATACATTTACATTAGCTGCCGTTGATGTTATTCTGACCTGCACTTGTGTATCATAATTTTTGGTAAGATTAAACTCATATACATCAGCAGTTGAAGCAGGAACAAAATATTCTCCTGCTATTGTTCGTATTGCTTTGTTGACTGTAATGCCTTCTGAATCACACTTAGCAGATAATATATAGCTGCCTTTTTTTATTCCATCATTAAGATAAACAAAGTTTACATATGCAGATTTAAAGAATGCATTAAGGTGATTTGTAAAAGCAATTTTTTGATTGTTTGAGCCCATAGACGAATAGAAATCATCACAGGTAATCATATTATTTCTTATAATCGTAATCTGCTTCGGATAACTATCACAGGAAACAGAATTAATGATATTATCTGCATTATCATCAATACAGATAATATTATCAGTTACGGTTTTACATACTGTATCGTTTTCAACATCAATGCCCTCTAACTGCGGTATACCCTCTTCGCCAAAGCCCTTTACCGCAATAAGCTGACCTGCCTTTGCAGTTCCAATCATAGACTGCCACGGTGATGCGAGTATTGAAATGTAATAAGATAATCCCTCAAGCACTGATTCGAGTTCCTTAAAGTCAAATACCAGCGGTCTTGACATATCAGGATATACAAAATATAAACTGCTGTCATGTATACATAATGCAGTTTTATCTGAAACGGTCCCGTTTCCTACAAATAACAAATCATTTTTTTCTGCATAAAAAGATTCACCGTTTAATATAATGTGTAAATCTTTCATAAAAATATAATTGCCGGGTTCTAAGTCCTTTGGAACATTCAGCAAATTATGACTGTCAGCAGGTATAGGCACCTGATTAAAAGGCATATTTTCAAGCTTCCAATAATCTGTTGTACCGGGAACACCCTGCTCGCCTTTTTCGCCCTTATCCCCTTTATCCCCTTTGGTGCCGTTAAACTCTCCGTTTTCAGCTTTTTCCTGTACTGATTTAGCAACATTAACAGCCTCTTTAACATTGCTTAGTAGCTGTTCATAAACAGTTTTCGTAGGTTCACTCGGCGTTTCCCCTTTTACGAAACCACTTTCCTTAACAGGAATAATTATTTCATTAGTGGTAATTCGTTTATCACCGATATTGCAATAGAGTGAAACTTTAAATCCTCTTGATTTAATAACTTCCCACGGAACAATACAGGTATCATTTTCTAATATCAATTCATATGATATTCCGCCGATAATTGAGCTAAATACAGCAGTAACAGCACCGCCAAACTCACTATCAGTTAAATCAAATTTTGCTGTTAAATAATTAATCGAATCAGCAACAACGCCAAAATTATCATTCCTGCTGATTATTTGGTTTTTAACTTTAAATTCAAGCATTTTAAACTCCTATAATTAACGGACTTTCACCTGTAATTCTTACATATCCGTTATGATAATCGACCATAGCTCTGCCTAAAACTGCTTCGTCTAAAGGAACAGTAACATTCAGATTAATACTTCTGCCACCGTTTGCACCAGCTGCGGTCATTCCACGATATATAGCATTTTCAAGAGCATTTTCAATCTGCTGATTGTTAGCAACCGCAGGTCTATTATTCAAACTACCGACCATTTCAGCACCGTGCTCGTTTGCAACAAACAATTCGCCAATATTAGGGAAACCACCACTTTCATAAAACGAAAGTTTAGGCAAGCCCTGTAAACCGACCTTTGATAACGCCTGACCTACAACACTTGTGGTGTCCCATTCAACACTTAGTTTAAGTGTCTTACTTCCTAAATAATTTTTAATGGAGCTCCAAAAGTCGGAAAACTTAGATTTAACTTTGCTCCAAATATCACCGATGCCATCTTTGATATTTGTTACTAAATCACTGCCCCATTGCCTAAAACTATTTTTCTTTTCGGTAAACCAAGAGCTGATTTTAGTTTTAAAGTTTTCAAACTTTTCTTTGGCTTTTTGCCAAATATCACCCATACCTTCAATCAAACCATTAATGATATGTTCGCCGTATGGTTTCATTTCTTTAGCAGGACTTGCAATACCAAATGCTTCACATATTCCTTCTATAAACGGAATAAAAATATTTTCAGCAATCCACTTAGGAATTTCATTAAATATGTTAAGTATTCCAATAAGAATACCCCAAGCTATATTAACTCCACCTTCTTTAGCTGCGTTAATATACGGTTCAAAATATTTATAAGCTAATTCGCCTAAAAAGCCACCAATTGCTGCTAATAAACCGCCTGCCAATGCTCCTAATGTTTCAATTAAAGAACTCAATATTGCGCCTAAGTCAAGGTTTATAAGATAATCTGCAATTATTTCTCCGATATTAAACCAATCTATAGTCAATATCGTAGTTTTAATCAATTTTAATAAACCTAAAATACCATCAGATAATGTTTTTGCAGATGTTTCCCAATCCACTGTAGTAAATATTTTATTAATACAGTTTCCAAATTCATCGCCGATATTTTCCCAATCAAAATTAGAAACATAACCATAAATAAAATTTGTCAGAGTGTTAAACGCTTCGCCCACAGTTTCGCCAACACTTGAAGCCAGCGTATTACCATCCTCATTGGTATATTTGAAAATGCCATTAATTAATGTTGCAAAGGATTTTCCACCTTTGAAAGCGTATGATTTAATCTTTTCCCAATCAATACCCTGCAACATACCAACGATTTTAGAAGAGATAATTTCGCCTATATTAGTGAAATCAGCATTTTCCCACGCTGATTTAATTTTTTTTGCTAAATCATTAGCCCCTCCAGTAGTAAACTGAGTGGTAAAATTATCATCTGCTGAACCATCACTTGATGAAGATTTATCCCCGTTAAGTTTATTAATTTCATCAAAACCCATAAGGGAATTTTTATATTCCTTATTAGATTTTGTTGCTTTATCAGTGCTATCGCTTGACTCATCCATAGCATCAGCATAATCAAGAGTAAGTTTTTTTGCTATGGTTGCTGAACTACTGCCTGTTAGAGATGCAATAACCTGTGTAACCTTCGTTACAACAGATGTAAGCATATTTAAAAGTGTTGTTATATACGGTGATACAGTTTCAACAATTGGAGCAAATGCAGCTACAAAAGCGTTTTTCAATGTCATTAAAGCGGAATACATTTTTGACATTGATTTATTAAACTTTGTATCTTCCTTAGCTAATTGCCCGAAGCCTTCTCTTACTGCCTTTAATCCCGAATAGAGAACCGAGCGTAAAAGCATATTTTTCAGCATATTTTGAAAGCGTTTAAGTCCCTCTGAAAGAGGTTTTATACCACTTGTTAAAGCATTTTTACTTACCTTTAATAAACTCTTTCCAAAAGCCTTCCCAGCCTTTGATAACGCATTAAGTATACTCCTTGATTTAATCAATGGCGTAGAGAGCTTCTTAGATGAACTTTCAGCATCCTCAAGATTTCGTTTATATTCTTTTAACGAAGAAATATTTTTCTGAAGTTCTTGATAGGTTTTATCGAATTCACTATCTCCAAATGTTAATCCCTGACCTGATAACTGCTTTAAGCGTTCCTTCAGCTCTTCAATCTTAGGTGTTGTATTAGTTACAGACCCTTTGATTTTATTAACAGATGAGCTACCACTAACACCTGCATTCTTGAGCGTATTACCAGTGTCTTTGACCTTTTCATTAAAACTATCCCAATCGGTTACAGTTTTATGTACTTGTCCTGATTTAAAAGCATCTTCATATTCTTTATTAGTTAAAGATAATTCTTCACGAAGCTGTTTTAAACTCTCATTATCACTATAATATCCCTTATCTTCATACTGCTTTATTTTGGTATTATCAGACTTCTTATAATTAACAGGCTTTGGCTTAACAGTTGAAGATTCATTTAAACGTTTATTTTCATCTTCAATGCGTTTTACAGTATCATCAATTACCTTAAGTTCATTTTCTGTAAGACTTCGTGAAATACTTTTACTCGGCATTTCGTTTAAAGTCTTTTTTATTTCAGTGATTTTCGGCGAAGTTTCTGCAACAACAGCCTTTAGCTTTTTCGTTTCCTTAACAGTTTCAGCTATACCATTAGCACCGCTTGACGAGGTTTTACTGCCAGTCATAGCGGTGCTTATTTTTTCAAGTCCGTTTATTAAACTTTGAATGTTTGATAAATCAATCTGACTCAAAGCTTTTAATGCTTCAGTTAAATTATCAATACCTTTTTTAGCAGATTTTGTATTGCTTGAAATTTTAATATTCAGTTCATCAATATTCATTTTAAGCACCTGCCTTGACGGCACTCAGGCACTGTTTTTATCTTTGAACATATTTACAAAATTGCTCATCCATACAGCCATTTTAGCATCAGCTTCCTCCTGCTTTAAAATCTTTTGTTCTTCCGTTTCTTGTTCAGAACTTATCTGTGCAGTTATAGGCTTATCAAAATATTGCAAGGCTTCCCTTCCCCTTTTCATCAAAGGAGGATTATTATATATTGCGCAATTCATAGCCTTGTAGAAATATATACCTTGAAGCCAAGCATTGTAATCTTCATTTTCCTGCTTTATTCGGTATGCCTCTCGGTAATATTTTGTAAGCATACAATCCTCTTCAAAATATTCTGTCAAAGTCATACCAATAGCAAGATATAAAGGGAGCTGTTCATAAAATACTTCTGTATATGTTTTGCGTGGGGAATTATTATCTAAAAACTCTTCTCCCACGCTATTGCGTTTTTTGATGTACTGTCCTCAACGAGAGCTTCTAACGGCTCAGAATACATCTGTGCAAGAGCTTCAAATAATTCAGTTTTATTTGTAAACTCATTAAGAATTTCGTCAATAAGCTCTTTTTTACAATAAGGATGGTGCATTAAAAAAGCACCTTCAAACAGCTTGGGAATACTTGTCATTGGTTTTGAAACCGCTGATTCAATATCAAATCCTCCCTTTTCCATACGCTCAATTGAACGCCTGTTATATTCAAGGGTGTAATCCTTTCCACCATATGTAAAATTAATTGTCTTAGCCATAATTAAGCCCTCCGAAAATAAAAAAATTACTCGCTGACAGTTACAGTACCAGTAACCCACTGGGGTGCTGAAGTAGGTGTAATGTACACTGATGTTTCAAGCACACTATCAACACTCATTGCTGGCATTCCTAATGATGCAGGCTCACCTTTAAATGCAACTGCACCCATTGTAGGATGTTTAATTACCCACCAAAGAGAACCGCCTTTAGCTGCATCTACAGCAGCCTGCCATTTTGTTTTAAGTTCACTTGTAAGGTTACAAGTAAATGCAAGCGCACCGCCTAAATCCTTAAGACCTGTTGTATAAGTCTTATATTCAGTTTCATCAAGCGGAGTTGTTTCAAGAGTGCTCGGTTCAGGGTTTAATTCAGGGACTTCCTTAACCTCAGGAATTTTTGTAAAAGCCTCAGGAACTTCAGTAGTTTCTGTTAAAGCTGCCCATCCTAAAACTGAACCAGCTGTTGATACGCCTTTAGATGCCATTTATAATTCCTCCATTAAATAACATTTGATTTTGTATATTTCAAAACTCTTCTGCCGATTGTTGCATCAGCATTAAAGAGTTGTTCTTCATAGCTTCGTGAATAACGCAATTCATTCATCACATCATTTATTACACAAGCTATTTCTTTACATTGAGCAGTTTTTCCGCTATCTCGATTACTGTAAATTGTGCAATAATAAGTTTCAGAAACTGCTACCTCATTTTCATCAAAAGTTGAGTATCGCTTTACGACCAAACTATTTGATTTTCTAAATACAACAGCAGGAAATACAGGAGGAGCGACCGTTAGCTCATCGCCTACAATATAAATTTTTTTGTAAGTCTTTCTGAGTTCATCTGTTACCCTTTCAAAGACCTCTTGTTCTTTATCAACCATAATTACCTCTGAATAAAAGAAAAAAGTACCATAGCTAAACTGCTATGGCACTCAGGCACTTTTATTAAATATCTGTTGTATTGTTTTTTCAAAATTTTCTATAACGGAATGAAAGGCATCATCCATAAAATGCTTAGCTTCCTGCCCTTCAGTAAAAAAATACTGTCCGTTATTCATTTTAGTTATCCAACCCTGCCGTCCTTCTTTAGTTGTAAACTCACAACCATTTTCTCCTCCAACATAATAACCCTGCCAACCAAACTGCTGAGCCAATGATAAATAATCACTGTTTGTATATGTACCCTCACCTATAATACCTGTACCAAACTCAACAAACACAGCGTGTTCGCTATCTGCCTTTATCATTGCACAATGTGATTTCTCATCATATATTGCATATATTGAACTTTCTAAATCACCTGTACTGTAAGGCAATCCTACAATAGTTGCTTTTGCAACTTCTACTCCGTGATTGGCAAGCTCTATTACTAATCTTTTACACCGAATTTCTAATTGCCTTTGATAGGTTTCAAGTTCTTCAATGGCTTTAGTTACAGATTTAGTGTTAAAAGGTTCAATACTAATTGTTCTTTTCAAAACTTACCTCCACCTGTTGAATAGCATAGGCAATTTGATTAAGATTAGATGCCTTTCTCTTAACCTTAAAATTATATGGCTCTGTAGGCTTAATTCCAATCCACAACCGAGTGAACTCATCAATCGGACAATTCAAATCAGTTGTTACCATTGTTCTATCGTACTCAAGCTGAGTACCAAATCCATACTGATTTGTTTCTCCGACATTAGGTGATACGGAAATCATTATTTCCTGCGGTTCACCATATCCACTACTTTGATTGCCCCATTCATCAACAGTGTTTTCAGATAAATTTGAATAATAAATCTTCTGTTGATTACGCTTAAGATTACGCATTAAAGCACTGCCCCTTTCGGAATTACTCTTGCAAGTAAGTCCTCATATTCAGCAGAGCTTCCATAAGAACGGCTTACACCGCTTTCTGAATGTGATGTTTCACCTTCAGCACCAATTTTGTTATACATACGAACAGCAATCTGTAATTGCAATTCAATATACTTATTTTCAAGCTCAAGCGGTATATCATCAACAAAGGGATAGCGTTTAAGCAATATTAGATTTTTGGCACTCTCAAGAATATCAAAAAGTAACTCGTCATTACTTTCTTCAGGTATTCTCAACTTCAGCCGTTTTAAAACATCCACACTTAACGCCTCCCTTTAAAATCCTTAGGCAGCTTTCTTCACAAGTTTTACTGCCTTAGTTGCATCATCAAATACAAATACGCCGTACTGACGAGAAAAAATTTCATTGAGACGAGTGTTAGGCTCTCTCTTCTGCTCAATCTCAGTGCCTTTCTTACGAATATACTTTACAGCTTCCTTTGTTGCTAAGATGATTTCGCCCTCATCAGCAATATTTGAATTGTAAACATTCACGCCATTTACAGTTCCTATATAACCTGTACGGACATAAGCCTCAACATACTTAAGGTCGTCCTTTAAATTTTTACGAATTTCTGCTTTATCTTTAGGATTAACAAAAGCAAAAACAGTAAGATTTTCAGCTTCGTTATTAGGGAAAAGAGCTACACCATCAACAAAAGCATCAAAATCAAACTTTGTAACCTCTGCCTGAAGTGTTGCTTTCTTGAACTCTGCCATAGCTTTGCCATTTGCTGTATTAAACATATCAACAGCCATATGGTCGATGCCCTTTTCAACAACCTTAGGGTCTTTCGTTTCCTCTTCATCATAATATGGGAAACGGTTTTGAAGCAGTTCAACAGTGTACTCAGTAGGTGTGAAACTTACTTCAATATTTTCGGTATTCCCCTCCCCCATCTTAAGAGTCTGAGTGCCGTTTGTAGCAGTATATGTATTGATAACAATCTTATCTCCTGCAACGCCTTCAAGTGAATCATCAACAGTGCAAAACTGCATTAAATCGAGTTTTGACTCATACTGGTCTTCAAATCTTGAAGCAAGCACCTCGTTATCATAAGGTGTATGTGTGTGATTTAATGGCATTTATAATTCCTCCGTTATTTTGATAATTCTGCGAAAGTTTCAGGGTCTTTTTCCTTAAGCTCCTGTCTTTCAGATAAGGACATTTTTTTAAATACATCCTTAGTTAATTTTTCTTCGCCATCGCCAAGATTCGGTGCTGGTGTACTCTTAAGAATTTCACTCTGCACATTTTTTTTGGTATCGGCAATAAATTTACTCTGCAATTCATAAACAGTCGAAAAATCTCCGTCTATAGTTGCTTTAGCTGCCTTTTTTGCTGACTCTTCGTCATAACCGAGTTTTATAAGGTTTGTTGTGTGCTCACTGATTGCTTTTTCTATCCTCAGGTTTTCAAGCTCAGCTTTCATATTCTCGAAAGTTTCGTCCTGTTCCTGCTGTTTCCTTTGCTCATCACCAAGTAAATCCTTATATTTTTTCTTAAAATCGGCTGCTTCCTTTGCATATTTGTCGCTTATATCCTTAGATACATAACCTGAATAATCAGGTTCAGGTATATCAAGCTCCTCAAGTGCCTTGAGCTTATCTTCAGCACTCATTTCCTCATAGCCTTCAATTTTTGTTGTGTCAATCCTTGCCATATTTAATTCCTCCTGCGATTAAAGACTTCTCTGTCTATACTTGCGATTTCGGTTTTCTCTAACCATACTTGCGATTTAGAACTTCTCTGTTCATATAGGGAGAAGCCAACAACGGCAACCCCAATGAGGTTTCGGCGGCACCTTGTCAATGTCATATTCCTGCCCTGATAGCTCAAGACATACTCCGCAGACACTATTGTCGTGCTCACTGAACCAAATAACCTTCTTTACGCCTGCATCTCTGTAGGCTTTAACCATTGCTTTATATGCGATAATATCGCCATATTCAGCAATTTGGTCGCTTACATACTTATTAGCCTTTTTATAAACTGAAGCAGTTAATGAGTCATTCACTGTTGTTTTGTTAATGAATATCCCCATAAGCTGTTCAAAAAATCTATCTCTCTTTCGTTCAATCTCATTAAAGAATACATATCCTGTAGTCATATCGTATTCAAGCAACCAATCAGTAATTGCTTCAAGTAATATGGGATTATATGTACCGCTTTCATATCCCAACTGCTTAGCTAAATCAAAGGCTTCTTTATATGTTCGCTCTGCTATCTTTTGGTAAGCATTTACAGCTTGTTCCTTTATATTTTCATAAACTGTATTAATCAGTTTTTTTAAAAATAATGAGTTTATTTCATCGAAAACTGTTAAGCGTAATCGTGTGTCGTTAAGCCAAAGCGGTATTTGCTTTTTGAGTTTATTTATGATCTCATCTGCATATATGTAATTATTTTCAGCTTTCATCTTCTACCTCTTCTGTTTCATTAAAAAGTGAAGATGATAAAAGCCATTTATCAAGAAAAGGTTTTGAATCCATATATACCTGCTGTGGGTCGCTGAACAATCCACTAACAGCAATCATATGCTTGGGATGCAATCCTGCCTGAATACCCTGTGCTATACCCTGTACCTTTGAAACGAAGTTATCTGTTCTTGAACGGGCTGGCTTGATTTCAATATCACTTACTTTCAACCCTGTCATATCCATATCAGGAATGTTGCTTTTTTCGATAATTGCAATTGCAACTTTCAGCAGTTCTCGCTCACTTACCTCGAAAGCATTTTCAATAGTGCTTGCATTAGTTGAAGCAATCTGCCAACCATTTCGATATTCAACTGCTACACCTGTTTCACCTGAGGAACTGCCATCACGGGAAGGAACACCTGCAATCTGCAATATCTGAGAATACAAATAATCAGCAAGTGTCTGCGTATCATCTTGGTTTAAATCAGCTGTTAAATATTCAACTGATGCAGGATTTGTACTTCCCTCAACATTCTGAGTAAGTAATATCAGTTTGTCTTTCAAATCTTTAACCTGTTCATCGTCAATATCAACATTGTTCATCCATATAAATGAATTAATAAACTGCTCTAAACCATTAAGCCTGTCAGATGTACAAACATTAAGAGCATCAAGAAGCGGTAAAACACGCTCAAAAATCCCCATTCTCTCAAAATTCGCTTTATACTCAATAATCGGCTCAATACCAATACCGTTTTTTTCAATTTTCTTTATATCTATCGGGGCAAAGAAACTGTTTCCGTCAATAAAGAAAACCTCATTATCTGTATAAACAGTCCAATGAACGATATTGTCGCTGTCTTGGTAATATGTAACCCCAGCCAAACGATTATGAAAAACATCTGAACTGTAAATTACAAAGCTATTTCTTACATCAAGATGCAAAAGATAAAATGGCGAAACACCAATTATTTTTTTCCTCGGCAAAAGCATTCTGCAGCCAACGCCTGTAGTAAGAAAATCATTTGCAAGCTCTTGGTCTTTTGATGTTTTGCCTTCTTCAAAAAACATTTCATTTAATGCAGATATTTGACTATCATCAATATTCACATTACTTTGCCTGATGTCGTTTTCCGCTCTTTGAACATATGAAACGCCTTGAGCAAAAATATATCCGCTGTAAAATGTTTTAATTTCATTAGCGTGATTTTCTACAACCCTATTGTTTATTTCAGGGCGAACCTCTTTTTTTCTGTTCTGAATAGGCTGTATGCCACGCTCATAGTTTTGCAGATAAACAATCTCGGCTCTGTTCTGTGAGTGTATTGACATAGCTTTTTTCAGAATATCCAATACATTGTCCTTTGTAACAGCACTCACATCGGAGTAAATAGGCCTGCGACCTTTAAACCTCATCTTGTCTCTCTCTTTCTGCAAAAATAAAAACCGTACTACATACAGACTTATAAATCTGTATCAGTACGGCACACAGGCACTTTTATCGGAATATTCTTTTTACAATATTTACAATAAGGATATATAATTCCTTTCGCTCCCTCATCAACTTCCATCAGCTTTTTTCTATAGCCTCTTGAGGCACATTCGGGACAAAATATTTCAATTCTTTTCATATAATCATATATTAATTGATGTTTTTTAAAAGCGTTACATACTTTTAAAAAAATCTTTCAAGAATTTTAACTTTATTTCCGTTAAAGCTCTGAGCATATTGTGCAAGCATAGCCATTCCGTCAGGAACATCATCAAAATTATTCTTACCGCTTACTGTATAAGAACAAAGAAAACCTATCATTCTGCCATAATCAGAATTAGGTACATACATACTTTTATCTTTAAATAAGCAATGCTCTTTAACCCAATCTGCATTAACGATAATTTTTGTTTCTTTGTTTTGTGAAGTCCATTTAGTAGTTATTTTAGTGATACCTCCGTGAGCCTTAACCTCTGCCTGAACATCTTTTGCGATACGACCTCCTGCTGCATTGCTTTCAAATCGGCTCATCTGAATATTATGTTTAAGGCATATATCAACAAGCCTTGATTCATAACGAATATCATTATCGCATACACAGTCCTGAATGTAATAATCCTGCCCATATACATAAGCGACGGGCATAAATGCATAGTCCTTTCCCTTATCCTTGGTATCACAAATTGATATTATTGCATCAGGTTCACCAACGGGTAGTTCAAAGTAACGCCTTAATTCATCTTCTGCATAAAGCAATCCTTCACGCTCAATCGGTTCATTCATGTAAAGAGCCTTAAAAGAAACATCATCTAAATTAGCTTTCATATCTTCAAAAAACTCTTTGTCAAAGCCAACGCCATATTTATAATTAAAATTGCTCTCGCCATTTTCATCAAGAGCAGGCATAACTATAAATCTTGCTCTCGGATTATCAGCATACATTCTCTCAAGCCTTCCGATAACATCGTGAACGCTCCAACGAGTTGCGATATGTATTTCCTTACAGCCTAACTTTTTTCTTGACTTAAGGTCATTAGTGTAGTTAGTCCATAAAGTGTCAAGACGGCTTTTGCTCATTGCTTCTTCAATACCTGAACAAAGGTCGTCAGCATATAAATATCCCTCACATCGAGTAGCACCAGTAAGTGAACCTCCAATAGAACGGCAAGTGATAGTTCCAAAACGGCTCGGTTCATCAAGATTAATTATTGTATCTTTACTGTTTGTGCTCTGTATTTCAACGTCAGGAAAAACATCGTGCCACGCATATTCAACAGAATCAGTAAATATAGCAAGTACACCTTCATAAAAGCCCTTAGTAAGCGGTGTTGCGTGCCCTGACATAAGATTAGGCTTATTAGGATATAAACCTGCTACATAAGAAATAAAAAATATTCCGAGAGTGCTCTTACCCACTCCCGGGGGCATTGACATAGCAACTATATCAAGTTTATCATCAAGCAAAGCCTGCAAAGCATCTACTGCGACTTTAAGCTGCTTTCTTCTCGGCTCATAAAATCTTTTGTCAGGTTCTCTATCTTTTTCAAGGTATCGCATATAGGCATCAAAATCCTTGAAACGCTGAGCACCTATAAGAAGTGTTTTATTATATAAATCCAAAAACTTAATATCTTTGGATTTTTTCATATTCCTTGCACAATGCTTTCTTACTGTTTTTATAACTGAATAATTGTTATTATTCATTCCATGTTTAAATAAAAGCACAAGATTATTAAAATTTTCTAAATTTGAGTTCAACAGCTTTTCAGTTAATTTATCCATAATACCTCATAAAATAAAAAAAAGTGCCGACAACAAACCTAATTGTTATCGGCACACTGGCACTTATGTTTTTATATTAACCTATTATTTTGATTTTCGTTACATAAAAGAAAATGGAAATTTATACCCTCTTTTATAAACCCATAAATGATAAACATTACCATCATCTATAAGCTCATTTGATGGCGGATAAATCTCAATAGCTGTTCTATCCTTACCAAATAATTCATCTTTAATCTTTTGCTTTTCAGACCAAGTAACAATATTACCATCTTTACGGCAAATTGCTATATGTTCAACTTTATATTCAGCTATATACCTACTGCCTACAAAGTATGTATCATTAGTCCAGCATTTACTCATCTGAGAAAACCAATTTTCACATTCAAAGTTAATACTTTTAAAACAACTATACGGGGCTTTTAATTCAGTCCACATAATCAAACAATATTCATACTTTTTTCAAGAAGATTTTTGTAAACATCTCGTTCTGCCTTTATAGCAAGCAACTCTTTTTCAAGTTGCTCATACTCTTCATCAGAGTGAATTGCATATGCTAAATCTTCCTCATCAGTAAGTTCACTTATGCATTCCACTTCCGAATAACCGTTTGAATTAAGCACTTTCTTAACCATAGACTCAGTACAAGAGTATAAACTATCTTTTAATACCAAACATATTTCATTTCGGTTTAACCCACAATTAAATAATTTTAATATTATTTCTGATATTTCATCATCTGTTACTTCCGAATCAGATACATAATTAATATAAAAATACTCTCCAAATTTTCTTTTAAATTCGTTCATATCTACTTCAGATAAAACTTCATATTCCCTAATTCGCTGAGCTAAATCTGTATATCTTATTGTATCAATTCTGTTAAACGGAAAATATGTTTCTTTACCAGTATAATATTTATTAAGTTTTAAACAACTATCTTCATATTTTTGTGGAGCTGTTGTACCATAAATAACAGTAAAAGTTTGCTTATTAGTATTCAAATACCATTGCGGAGAAATTACTAAAGCTGGTCTTGTTACTGAACTCGGCATAACATTTTTATCAGTCGAATATTTAGCCTGCCTTACAAACACAATATTTCCTGTAAAAAGTTGTTTATAATTTATATCTGTTGCATTTTCCTCAATAGTAATAAATCCTTCACCACGAACGATTTTAGTTTCATCCTCACGAATCGGTATACGATTTTCTGTTAATATCTGTCTGATTTCTTCATTCGATATATCAAACATTTTCGTTAATTCTTCTATCGAAGTACCAAAACGATATTTTCTTAAAATATCGTCATTATTTGATTTATAGCAATGAATTTCATTACTAATAATCCAACTTTCAGTTAATCCATATACATTAAAATTTTCTAAAGTTTCTTTTAATGTATGGTTTCCAGCATAATCTTCAACCATTGATTTGAAAGTACGCAGAAATTTATATATGCTTGAAACAGAAGAATAACCGAATTCGTCGGCAACTTCTTGAATGCTTTTACCACTCAGTATACATTTAATAATTTCAATCCTTTTTACATTATTTTTTATCATTAGTTTTCTCCTCAAATTTCTTTAATTGCTCAGCAAGCAACATACATTGTTCTTTAACATAATCCCTTGAGCATTCATTCGGCTCACCAAGTGCATTACTATATTCTTTCAGTCTTATATTAAGTCCTTTAAATATTTGAGCGGTTTTAGCATCAACATTTAGTCCATATTTTATGGCATCATCAACTGCGTACAAATCATTGTAATGAGCGCAGTCAAATCCGAAATACCACTTATCGTCAGGCAAAGCACCTATATACTCGATTTCATCACTGAATGTTAAACCACCGTGAACAGAATATTTATCCTCAACTTCCTCATAACTTTTTTTATAATCAGGGTGTGATTTTGGTATTCCTACATAACCGCACCTTATACACATCTGATTAACAACAACCAAACACCTGTAACCGCAGTGCTCAAAATCTTCTTCAATATGAATCATTTTTACAACCTCCAAAACTTTCAGTCGGCAGCCAATCTTCTATAACTATATTCATTACCTTATCACAGAAGTAATCCCCCTCACCAATATATACACAGTTATCACATTCAAAGCAATTGTTCATCTTTATATGACTGGTATACTTCGATGCCTGAGTATACCTGTTCCTTTCCTTTAATAATTTCAAATTTAACATTATTTATTAAACCTTCATCACCAATTTTGCAACTGATTTTTTCTAAAGGTTTAAATAAAGAAACTGTAGCTAAAAATGCTGGATGTTTTTCAATATTATCCATAAAAATCTGCATTAAATCAGCTGTGATAAATAATTTAGTTATACTGTTATCTTCAGTATCAAACTCTTTCTTAGCACCCTTTTGAACATCACCTTGCATCAGAAAAAGATATAATACTATCTCCATTTTCTCATAATCACTCATTCTTTTTTTTATTCTCCAATTCAATCTTTTTTGAAATATACATTTCATTTCTTCCGCCAACTACCTGAAAGAAAACTCCATTGACTTCACCGAAACTGCCTATTGCAATTTCTCTATGTGATTCATTTGAACCTTCATCAACAAGAATTTCTGCATAATCAGGCGACATAAATAATGTTGACCCTGAAAAGCCAACCTTTACTGCTTCAATTATTGCAACAAGGTGTTTAAACTCCTCTGATTTATCATCCACATTAGTTTCAATGCTTATACAATGTTGCTTTGATATATCTTCAAGCTCCTGTAATTGCTGTTTAAAACGCATATCCATAGTTTTTTTCTGTTTAATTACTATTCTTAACAGAAACAGATCTGCAATTAACAAAACTATCCAAGTTGCACACATTAATGCTCCTCTAATTATATCAATATTATTCATCGTTACCTCCCTTAATAGCTTCATTTAAGAATTTATCAGATATTTTCTTCGTACGAAGATATGTATTCAATATTGTTAAAAAATCAGCAGATTCAGCAATGCATACATCCTGACCTTCGTCTTTTCCTACCTTATGAAACGAACCGATAAAACAATCTACATCATCATCGGCAACAATTTCATCATTTCTTGTAATTTTAATATGATAGTTGTTATCCATAATAATTTACTCTCCTGTTCCAAATTTCTAATAATATTTTTTCATCACTCAACGCTTCCGTTGATATATGGCAGTTAGTGCACTGTATGTATTTAGCATTAATTTCTGTAAGTGAAATCATTTCAGCTGCACACCCACAGCACGGGCACGGTTTTAATTCAAGACCCATTATTTACCTCCATTTCTTTAAGTGTTTTAAGAACTATTCCTAAGCAAGCACCAATTCCAAATGCCACTCCTTGTTTGAATACATCATCGTTTGAAAATGAACTATCAAGAAATTGCTTCTGTTCAGTAAGAACTTTAAATTTAATAGTTTCTTTTAATTCTTTTTAAAACTACAACATTTCCCTCAATGGTATGCAGTTTATTGATTTCATTTATCGCTTCCTGATACCTTGTTGCACTTTTTAAATCACCGTATTCTTCACAAATCTCTCTTAGCTTATTAAGATACTTTGTGTACTCATCAGCATCAATCAGTCGCATTCTCATTAAACTCCTTATTTAGCAGTTCCATTGTTGCATTACTGAAAATTTCGTTACAATCAGCTTCTAAAATTGATGATATATTATTACTATACAGTTCAACAGCCACGGAAAATGGCAACGAATCACCCAATGACTTTAATTGTTTCTGCACATTTAATAAAACCGTTGCTAAGAAATCATAATACGCCTTTTTAGGCAGCTGATTTAAAAGCTCCCCAACCTTACAATTAAAATTTAATTCCATTATTTTTTCCCTCCTTTGCCTCAATAATCTGATTAATCAGGTCATTACAAAACCACTCATAGTCCTTATAACCACATTCAAGTGCTTTATTAGGTATTTCGGCAACAGCCTTCAAAAATTCTTCTCGGTGCTTTGCCTTAAACTTATACAAAATCACTTTGTATTCGTCCTCATTACGAACTAATACCTTATAAGTGGCTGCGATATGAATATCATCAATCAGTTTTAAAACTATTTCATTCGGTGCATCAACCACCATAAAAGCGTTTTCCCAAGGTAATCCAGCCTTTAATTCAATGAAATTGACACCTTTCAGCATTATTCTCACCTCCCATTTTCCGCATAACCAAGCCATTATTTCCTGTTCAGTAAATCAAGATTAACTGAACACTTTACAATATTACAGAGAGTAAAACCTATTAAAAATAATTAAATATATTATAATATATAGTGATATGACAGCCGCCCTCCCCCTTGCACACATCAGGGCAGCCCCCATTTTAATCACCTTTACCACCCGAAAAAAAGAAAAAGCATCCAATAACATCTTGACAGTTATTGAACGCTGTGTTATAATATTCTTGATTTTTAAGAAGGGAGGTGTTACAATGAACAAGGATTTTAAATTTAAACGCAGAGGTATAGGCTATAAACGAGTTTCAACTCAACAGCAAGTTGACAAATTTGGTTTTGAAGTTCAGGAAGAGCTTATAACCAAATATGCCCGAGAAAACGATATTGAAATTGTTGCTTGGATTGAAGAAGGATATACTGGCTACAGCATTGACCGTCCTGAGTTAGATAAAATACTCTTAGGCGAATACGACGAATATTATGCCGATTGTATTATTGTTGCTAAAGGCGATAGATTTGCTCGCAGTATTGAATATTACTATGCTTTAAAGCTTAATCTTCGCAACAACTGTGGCTTGGAGCTCTTAAGTGCTACTGAGGATTTCGGACAATTAGGTCAATATAAGCCAATGTTAGAAGCATTCCTTGCTTCGTATGCTGAGATTGAGCGTATTACAATTAATCAACGTACAAGCGGTGGCAGAGAAAAGAAACGCATAATCGGTGGGTACTGCGGCGGACGAGCTCCGTATGGTTATAAGGTTGAGAACAGTCAATTAATTATTGTTGATGAACAAGCTAAAACCGTACGAAACATTTTTGAACTCCACGAATCGGGTTTATCTATGAGAAAAATTTCAGATAAACTTAATGATTTAGGAATTAAGACAGCCAACGGTACAAACTTTAATCCGTCAACCATACATACGATACTTTCAAACGAAAATACCTATCGCGGACTTTACAAATATGGTAAATCAAGCGAATGGGTTAAAGGTCAGCACGAGCCTATACTATCCCCTGCTTACAGGTGGTAATTGATGAAAAAGTTAATAAAAATTTTAAGCTCACTAATAAGCGTAATTGCACTAATAATAAGTGTTTTTACCTTAAAACGATTGAAAAGCACTGAAAAAAATATTACAGAGAGTTATAAAGAACTAACAGAAAACGCACTGAAAACAGCCGAAAAACTATGTTCAATAAATCTTGATTTACTGAACACTTATTCACATTTTTGTCAAACTTGTACGCCTTTTTGGCGTTATTTTTTTTTGCCCTTTTTATCCTGCGTGTGTATGCACACACATTAAAAAAGCAGCCCGAATATATCGAACTGCAAAATATTTCAAAATAAGTGTTGACAACATAAGTAACTTATGATACAATAACATCAAGTTAAGGGAATACAAGCCCGCGGCGGTTAACCCTGCACAATGATTTTATATAAGCAAAATCTGTTTACAGAAATCTAAATGCAGGAGGATTTTATTAATATGGAATATCTCATTATTTTATATCTGATATTATTTACAAGTACATTACTTGCAAGCATATTAAAAAAATAACAACCGCTAAGAGCTGGCACTCTACAATACGGTTGTTATTTCTTAATAACACATAGGGCTGACCGCTTAAGGGCTTCCCTTAACGATACTATAACATAAAGGAGGAGAAAAAGCAATACCAAAAACAAAAAGAGAAATACAAAAAGATTATGAAAAGCGTACACATTACGCCGCTCAAAAAAAATATGATGCTGAAAAAGTTGTTAAAATTATGGTGCGATTAAATCGAGAAACCGACAATGATATATTAACAACTTTAGATGAATCAAAACCGCTTGCAACTCAAATCAAAGAACTTGCAAGAAAAGGAATAAACAAATAAAAAATGTTAGTTGCTCCCCGACCAAAGCGAACAACTAACACCCATACAACATTTAAAAGGAGTACCCTAATAAATGCAGTATCATTATACTATATTTAAAAACTCCTTGCAAGTGTTAAATTTAAACATTAAAAGGAGTTTTTTTATTATGACTAACAGAGAAAAAGCAACAGAATATTTAAAAGAAAACACAAGCGAATTATTAGAGGCTTGTATAGAAGCTAACGGCTATAATGGCGGTTTTGACTTCTGCAACTACTACGAAGATATAGAAGAAGTTTGCAGCTTTATGAGCGGTTACGACTTAGCAAGAGCTATTATTTACGGAGATGTAACAAATGTTATTGACCCCGTAAGATTTAACGCTTACGGCAATTTAGAGAGCGTAACAGAATACGATCTTAAACAAGAAGCACTTGATTACATTGAGGACTTGCTCGACTTCATCGAAGAACACCCCGAAGAAATAAGTAACACCGAATTATTAGAAATTTTGGAGGGTGAAGAAGATGAATAATAACATTAAACTTGAAACATTAAAAGCATTTTTAATCAGACAAAAAGAAGCAACAGCCGAGGAACTCAAAAACATAACTGTTGAAAATTCATACAATGAAAACTACAACACTTTTGAAATCATTGGCAATGAATACAAAGTACTTACCGATGATGAAGCAAACCGAGAGGCAAGAAAAAATATTTTAAATGATTTGTGGGCTTTTAATGCTGATTTTATTGTAACACATACTGAATTTTGGAACACTTGTACAGATAGAGAAGCAGGCGAAGTAATAAAGGCATTACAGGAAATGCAAAGCCAAATTTGCGAAAGTGCAAACAGCATTGTGAAAGCTTTGATAACTGATATTGATGATTTTGTTAGCGATGCCATTGATGTAGACGGTAGAGGGCGTTTTATTTCAAGTTATGACGGTGTAGAACATTGGAACAGCAAAAACGATTTATACATTTATCAAACGAATTAAAAGGGAGCTAAACAATGAAAATATTATTATATATAGCATTCTTCCCCCTGATTATTCCGCTAAGATTTTTATATTACATATTCAACTAATACAAAGGGCGGATTGCTCCGCCCCCGAGCTTCAGAACTGAAAGGAGTTAACACGATGTTTAAATATTTTGAAACACTAAGCAGAACCGAAAAAGAAACCAAAGCCGAAGAACTAAAGGCACTTTATAACGAGGCTTTAAAAGATGAGCAAAAAACATTTGCAGAATATAGACGAGATAAACGCAGCTTTAACAAAAAGCAAAACTATTTTGAAAGTGTACAGCGACTCGGTGCTATAACTGATATTTTTGATATACTCGGCATAGAATGGGATGGAGGTAAACTCTTTCAATAATAAACAACACTAACCGCCAAGGGCTAACACCTGAGGCGGTTATATTTTTATATCGCCCTGTACAAGCCTTATTTAAGCGTTTTTTGCACTAAGTAATAAACTTATATACCTAAATTATAAAAATTGTTTTTAGGGCGTTTTAGTAGCACAATATAAATAAAATCATTATATAAGCATCATAAAAAATACATTAGCACTTGTCCCGCCAAGAGTAGCCCTTTGTCCTTTATATATATATTTTTTTTTGATTTTATTATCTATTTTATATTTTAGTATTTGGTATTTGGTAAAATGGTAAAATAATAATAAAAGTAAGCAATAGAGCCAAAAACCAGCATATTAAATATGACCAAATGATAAAAAAATACAGCTATGCAACCATTAAAACAAGAAAAAAATGACAAAAATAGGGTCAGAAAGGGACTAAAAAATTATTTATACTCCTTAAAACACTACAAAAAAATTCTGACACCTCAAAAATCATTTCAAAATCCACACAAAATACATCAAAAAAATTCTCAAAACAGGGTTGGCAGGTCGATTTAATATTTTATTAACATCTTGAAATATTTTATTAAACATAAAATAATCAAAATCAACATAACGACTTATTAAACCACATAAACAAAGGTTGACACGGAATCTAAAACGCTATAAAATACAAGTGAAAAGGGTTGATAAAATGATTACAGCATTAATTTTATTTTGCGTTAAAGTTGCTATTTGGTTTGCAATACTGCCACTAAAAATTATATATAAACTATTATTTTGGTGGTTACCATCAGGGTCAGGTCGGCACGATTATGACTATGATTATTGGTGGTATTAATAAACATTAAGGAGGGTCATCTGACCCTCCTATTTTTTTAGCCTATGCTGTGCTTAAGCAAATCTGCTAACATTGACATAATCTTCTTCACGCTGTGCCGAGCCATATCAAGAGGTTAGCAAACTTATTATTCCTCAATCAAACCTTCAATCTCTGCATCTGTAAGCTCTTCTCCATACTGATTAGGCTTAGCTTCAATAACAACCTTATTCGTCTCCTGATACTCTTGTGTGCTCTTAAGAAGAAACATTGCGAATATCTTATCTACAGAGCCGTCAAGGGCTGCTTGTTCCATTATATCAGCAAACACCTGCTTAATGAACTTCATATACTGTTGTGTATCAGGATAATTAGAATCCTTCAGCCACTCATTAGCTGTTGCTCTTGTTACTCCTAATCGTGCAGCCAAGCCCGTCCAAGTAGGCAGGGTTGAGTTAATCTTACATTCATTAATATATCCTGTAGCTCTCTGTTTAATAAGGGTCAGGTCATTAATTCTGCAAGGTTGACCGCCGTATTCATCGAAAGCAATAAGAGCATCTAAAGCCTCATTTGCGTGTTTTGAAACAATGTCAAACTTACCTGTGCTTCCACTGTTATTAAGCATAGGAATACCATTTTTACTTGTCGGCATAATTGTTCACCTCCTAATATATTGTCATCGGCATAAGAAATTCAGTTATAAGAAACCAAATTATCGTAAAGCAAACAAACTTTACTTTGTAAAGTATATTACTTGTCATAATAATTATTAAGTTCATTATATATAAGCATACACTCGAATTGCATAATTTCATAATTCTTAATTCTTTTCCTTGTTCTGTAAAGTTCTTCACCTTGCGCCGTTTTTTCTTCCTTATGCAGTTTTACTAACTTGCGCTTAATAATTTCAGATTGATTTTTATATTCATTCGCCAGTTCCTGTAAGTTCAATTTGCTCATATCCCCTCTTGCCGTTGATTCGCTTATTGCTTCCGCAATAAACTATATCAGGTCGATACTCTTCAAAAACGCGTTTAGCTTCAATGCAGAATCTGTGTGAAGACATTGTTTTATGACCTGAATTAGCGCACCACATCACATAATGTTGATACAATGCTTCAGTTGTTATACGCCTAAAGCCTGTTCCAGTTTCAACAGGCATAACAAACTCCTTAGCAAAATCAATAATAGGGTTGGTTAATGCTTTAAATTCTTCCTGAAGCTCATTAGCATCATCAGCTTCCGTGAACTCCCCTGTCGCCTTCAACTGCATATATCCGCTAATTACCCAATTCATAATTCCCGAAAGATATTCAGGTTGACTGAATTTAGATTCAAGCGTTCTGTCAATAGGCTGTTCGTTAGGCTTATTGGGGTCAGGGTTATCGCAAAACTTAATCGGGAATTTAACAAATAGCAAACGCCTTAAAAAGCCGTCCGAGGTATCATTAGGCTTAAGATATTCATTACAGGACATTATTACTTTCGCTCTTGGAACAAAGTTAATATAATCCTTTCCCTTATAGCAAGCTGAACAAGTATCACCCGCTACTATTGATTTAAAATAACTTTCTGCCTGAGTAACATTGCTTCGTGTTTCGCTTGAAATATTAAGCATCGAACTCATAAGGTTGATACGCTGAAAGTCCTGTGCAAACGCTGACATTTCAACATTTGAAACATTCTCTTTACCAATCACCTTACTTAAAATATTAAGAAACAGAGATTTACCATTTGAGCCACCGCCAATACAGCATAAAGCCTTCTGCATTGAATTATCAGGATAAAGAATATACCCTGCATATTCCTGCAAGCAAGCTGCCTTTCGTGAATCGTAATCAGTAACAGTTTCAATGAAGTGTTCCCATTCGCTGAACTCAGCGTGCTTGTCATAATCATACGGCAAGCAGTATGTACACATATCATCAATTGAATGCTCTCTGAATTTCAGTTTAGGTTCAAGCTCAAGAGTGCCGTTCTTGAAATTAATTACAGATTTTTTATTAAAAACATCTGTAGTAGCAGTTGTGATTTCAATTAATTTAAGAACAGCCTTTACCTTAGTGCTTGTTGCATTATCACCTAATTTATTCATAACAAGCTGCATTATGTGTTCAGGTAATCTTTTTTCCCAATAACAACCATTCCACAAAAAATGACCTATAGCTGGGTTAAATTTAATATTATTTTCCTTTACAATCTGCTCTGCAAGTTTTTCTTCGCTTAAAGGTTTAAGACACATTTTCTTAACTTCACGAATAAGTGATTTGTTGAACCGAGTACATTTAACAAGTAGCTCATTAAATATACATACAATTTGCGATGTTTTCATACCAGTACAGATTTCAAGCATAAATTCAACAAATACTTGCGAATCTTCTAACTGATTTACTAAAAACAATATACCTTCTTCAGAATTTTCAATAATCAGTTGCAGCCCTTTTTCGTGATATATTCTGTCTGCATACATCTCCGAAACATCCTTAAAGCCTTGTGGTACTTTACCTACAACAAAAGGTATCTGATATTTAGCAAGAATATTTGCCATTTTGTATGTAAACTTTTCGCCTGCGTGTGTTCTTATATCGTTATCGTACACGATAAGTACCTTTTTAAAGGTTTTAAGTAATGGTAGTACAGTTTTAAGCTGTTTAGCTGAAAAGTGCCCTGTAATAGCTGAAATGCAGGTATAACCGCTGTCAATAAATGATAAGCAATCAAACATACCTTCAGCAACCACAATCAATGACCTATCGTCTGTAATTGTATCAAGACCGAAAACAATATGTTCGTTATAATCATCAATCGGCATTTTCATATATTTTTTATCTGCATTTTTACAATGTGGCATTGCTCTTGTTGCGTAATAACAACAGTAACCATTTTTATATTTATAATAAGGCAACGATAACCTACCATCAGGTGTTCTACCGATACGATATTGTTTAATCGTTTCATCGGATATACCACGGCTGTGCAGATATTCATAATCCTTATCGGTTAATTTTGAATGCCATCGTGCAATTTTATTATTAAGTTTGTTGGTATATTGCATCCAACGCTCTTGCGCCTTTTCATCGTAATTATCATCCTGAATATTTAACTTTTCAGCAAGATAATATATAGCTCGTCCTTTATCACCGCAAAACTTATGTAACGCACAAAGGTCAATAACATCACCGCCCCGAGCCATTCCGAAATCATAAAAGAAATCATTTGTTACATAAAATGAAGTCGGATTAGTTGCCCACTTTCTAAGCGGTGATACATAACGCTTTCCGTTTTCAGCGTGAATGCCTGCATAATTATTAAGATAATCAATACAGTTTAAACGCTGTTTTATTTTCTCAACATCAATTATTACGAAGCACCTCCAATGTACCATTAATATCAATCATATATTTTTGCCCCATTTTTATATGAGGTATTTTATTGCCAACTACCCATTTACGTAGTGTAGTCTTTGATATACCGAGCGTTACGCTGGCATCATTAATTTTTTGATAGCTAATGCCATTCCTTTCAATAGTCATTATTGCGATACCTCTCCGCTTCGTAATTTTTCAAGTGTTTTTTCAACATCTATCATAAACTTAGAGCCAATGCGTATATGCGGAATTTTATTATCCTTACACCAATCACGCAATGTTTTAACTGATATGCCAAGTTTATTTGATGTTTGCGGTATTGACAAATATGTCGGCATTTCCTTATTCATGACACACACCTCCTCTCAAACTTCTCCCACACATAGGACAGAAATTAATATTTACTTCTTTAAGATACCCATCATACAAAATGATGAGCTTATCATCCGTTATATAACTTTCATCATAAGCGTTATCACGCCACAATGAGTTACCACCATAACAGTAATTGCATTTATTCATTAAACGAAAACCTCACATAAATATAAAGATTTTTAAAATGAGAATGGCAATTAACTACCTCACCTGTAATAGTTGTATTATCATTAATACAAAAATCAATTGATTTGCATTTCCCTGATTTAATTATGTTTTTTACCTCTTTTGCTGTATGATTTGTTTGAAAAACAGCTAAGAACTTAATTATTGGAGTAGAAATGCTCATAGAATTAAAGCCACAATTGCTTTCAATTACACAAGTGCTATCCACTGGAAATTCATAATCACCAATTCTCATTTTTAATGCAGATTCATCCTTTTTGCCTTTTACATATGTTGCAGTTTTTATATCATTTTCTCCTACTCATATCTAATAAAATCATCACCATACAGGCGGTTGAGTTCATCAAAGACATGTTTCATACCCAAGCCTTGTATACTAATTAAATAGCGTTAATTGTACTGGTGTGGCTATGTATTCGTCAACTTTTCTGCTGACATCCTCGAACGGCACTCCATACTTAAACCCACGAGCTACGGTGTTTTCTACTTTTGAAAGGATCTCAAGTTCTTGCCACTTTTCAGGCTCATTCTGTTTTAACTCGGCAAGTTCTGATATAGGCTGATTCGGACAAAACCAACAGCCGCCTCGTTTTTTACCATTGTTATACAGCGGTGATAATAAGTTGTATTTTTCACAAATCGCTTTTGCCTGCTGCTGTGTTTTCTTTTCCTTTTCGAGTAATGATATTTGGTTTTTGCGGTTGTGCATTTTTTCAAGTCTTTTCGGCTCGTCTGCGCAAATGCCTATATACTCAAATATTTCATATTGCTTTTTCAGCGGTCTCAGATATTCCTTAATAGGCCGTGTTTTCTCTTGCTGCAAAATACAAAACCCGCCCATTAAAAAACCATAATATTTTCCGTTATTTTCGGGGTACTTGCTTTGTTTCCTTATTTTGTAGAAATAATGCAAATAATCTCTATCAGAGGAAATGACCTTTACGGAATATCCCCAAGACTCAAATAATGGTATAGCTGTGTCAAATATCCATTTTATATGGTCTGTTCTATCTGCGTATATTTTTCGTTTTTTATCAAACCACACAAGGGATATAATAATTAAGTCAACAGGCAATCCGAGCTCGTGAGCTAAAATAATAGTAGCTGTTGAGTCTTTGCCTCCGCTCCACGATACAATGTGAAACTGTGTTTTTTTCTGGTTCATAATCACACCCCTCCAAGATGTTTCTTATATCTCGCATATTAAGTCCAATCTAAAGCCTGTCCGCAAGGGTCGCAATGATTAGGCTTTTTTATTTCGCCTTTATCAACAAACTTAACCATTCCTATTATTCCATTACAGGAAGGGCAAGTGTAATAAGCATCATTTGTTCTATAGCCCTGTATAAAATTCTCTTTTTTTACAATTTCAGGCCTTTTCGGAATGCGGTATTCAAGTGCTTCCATACCCATTCTGCAAGCCTCGTTAACTGGCTCTATACTCGGGTAATGCTCCCTATGTTCAGGGTTTAATATCTCAATTGCTCTTTCGTTTGTCATTCCTTAAACTCCTCCTGCTATGTCTGTTTCGATAAATACTGCAATAAGAAGTGAACTTACAATACTTACAGCCTTCCGGATAACTTTTCATCATACATCCGTAATTCATTCCTGCTCTGCCTCCTCATCCATTTTTGCTCCGCAGTCAGAACAATAGGCATTATATTTCATACAATCAATATAATGATATTTGCGACAATTTGAGCAATAGCATTTAAATGAATTTGCTCCCGACTCTGGAATCCAATGAGCGTGAACAATAGGTTTAACATATTTATTTTTATTAAATAAAGATGTTATTATTGCAAACCCAAATCCGAGTATAATTCCCAAAACTAATTTCATTATTTTTCTCCCTCAATCATTTCTGCACCACAATTAGGGCAAAATGGTGTTATATGTTCAGGTTCATAATGACAATTTGAGCAATAAGGATAATAGCCATCACTACATATTATCCAATGAGCAATCAGCTGCTCTAACTTCATTTTCAATACGCTCCTTTGCTATGTTATAATAATGCTCATCCAGTTCCATACCGATAATATTACGGTTTGTATGTACACAATCTTCACAAGTCATATTTACACCTCATTACCCCAACAATCCCAACCATCTACCTGTTGTCTTGCAAATAATTCAATTTTGTTTGAATCACCCACAAGTTCAATGATTTTATTTCTTACAACAGAAGGCTTTTCAGAATGTTTTGTAAGGGGAGCAAATACAAGCTGACTTACACTTGCTGATATTCTTTTAGGTTTACCTTTTACTGCTATAAAGCAAGGCTCTGTATTGCCCCTTGTCCATCTGCCTAAACCGAAATAACAACCTAAACCATTCTTATTTAACTTAATCCATTGAAAAGCTATTGATTTATATTTAAATCCCCAAGCCTCAATAACTTTCAATGCTTCATCAATTTTAGGGTATGTAGCCCAAAGAAACAGAACACAATTATCATCTGCCAACTGATTTATAGGTAGCTTGCAAATATCATCACACTTCATTGTGTTGTACTTTTGATTGGCAGCCCCAGTGCAATTATTATCGTGATAAGACCATGGAGGGTCTGCATAAATAATGTTATATTTTTTATCAGTGTTATAAATATCAATTTTACTCATATTACTCCTTATTCAGCCAATCTATCGTTGGCTTACCTTTGTAGCCTTTTTCCCATATAAACCAAGCATAGCAAACTGCACTTGATTTAAAATCATCAAACATACCATTGCGGGCACAAACCAATCTTTTGCGTGCAACCCAAATTCTTTTCGGAGGGTTTTCATCAAACAATTTCCCTCGTTTCTCACTTTCAAGAAACTGTATTTTCAAAAGCATTGCGATTTTTGTTCCATCTTTTGAAATCTGTAACGCTTTTTTTACGAATTCGGCTGCGTGCTTATACGGAGGATTTGTTACAATATCATATTCATTTTTACCATCAATTTCACAATCCAAGAAATTAAGCGTAGCCTGTTGATTTATGTAACCTCTATTTATTAAATCTGTGCTAATCACATCGTAGCCATTATTTATAAACACCTCGCTGATATGCCCTTCACCGCAAGCACACTCCCATATTCGAGGTGTGAATTTTTCAACCTTCAGCAATTCTTCAACTGCTTTCGGATGAGTAGCATAATAATCGTATTTTTCACGCTCATAATCACTATGATTACTTGCACCTAAACAACTCCAAGTTGTTCTGCTATTCCCCATTATTCCTCCTCATCAATTTCTATTTTATGTATTTTAATATGCAGGTCTTTTTTATGAATTTTAGCTTTCCTGTTATGCAATGTTCCAAAATTAAGCCCAAGCATTTCAGCTAACTCTTTTAGTGTATCTGCCTGAGCAATCGGCAGTTCAAATTCATCAGCTGTTACAGCTTCCCAAACAACAATCATTCTTTAATCACATCCACGGATAAAATATCGGTAATTATATAGCTTGATTTTGCTATAATATCTCTGCAATTTGCGACATAATTGTAGCCATTATCATCAAGAGTAACTGTTACACTTTCAAACAGGTACTCAATGCCGTGATATTTCACTCGCTTATTAAGATTATTTTTTATATCCGATAATTTCATAAGCCTCCTCAATCGAATGTGCTACACCTGCAACGGCGCCGCTTTCTCTCATTGCTTTAATAAACTGTTTTTGGTCTGCTCGTGGTTCTTCGCCCTGAAGTTTGACTTCAATATAAAAAGCCTTACCGTCAGGACGATGCCCCCATATATCTGCTTCACCGTGAACACCTATGTGAACTGGTGTGCCATTTCGGCTGTAAAATAATCCTACAGTATGATTAACTGCATAACAGCCTACTTCGCATAATGCAACGATTATTTTATTCTGTAAAACCGTTTCTCTGTTCATTACTTACCTGTTGAGCCAAAGCCATTATTGCCACGCTCAGTATCTTTGTTTAACTTAGTCAAAACAAGTTTTGGTGCAGATATCTGAACAAGTACGAGTTGTGCAATCTTATCGCCATAATTTACGATATAATTGTGTTCACCAAGATTATAAAGTTTAACAACAATAGCACCCGTATAGCCTGTATCAATTACACCATCTGCAATTAAATTATGTTTAACATTAAGACCGCTCTTTGATTTGATAAAACCAGCATAGCCATACGGTATTTCAATATGTACGCCTGTGTTAAATACTGCTGAACCGCCAGCAGGAATAACAATTTGGTCGTCCATTGAACAAAGGTCAAGACCAGCATCTGTTTTATGTGCTCTTATAGGCTGAACTGCACCTGTGTCAAGTTCACAATTAATCATATTTGACATATGTTCTAACATAAAATCCTCCATAATTTACTTCCTTATTCCTTTAATCTGTGCCATTTTCCATACCCAAGCAGGTGAATATCCTCTGTTTCGCTGTATTCTCCACAAGTCATTAAGTGTTCTACACTGTCCTACTTCCATACGCATTAATCGTTTCTGCTCGTCAATTTTTGCTTGCTCCTGCTCACTGATATGCTTAAGTTCAATAGCTTTCATCTGTTGAAGCTCCCTGCCCTTAGGTTCATATTTCCACCCACAATAAGGACAGGTATCAGCAGTTTGAAAAACTTTATAGCATTGTTCGCAAGTTCGCAATGTAAACGAGCCATCTTCATTATTATGTTGCTTAGATTTAATTTTCTTGTTCAAGCTCCACTCGTGCTCTGCATCAGGTAATCCGTGCCTTTGAAAATTGCCGACAAAATCAATTATTACAGCTTTCTTACCTTCTTGTGGCGTAAGTACACGGCAAGCCTGCTGAATAAAAAGCGGCAAGGATTGTGTAGGTCGAAGCAACAATGCTACACTTGCTGTAGGTAATGTTATACCTTCAGATATAAGATTACAGTTGCAAAGTATCTTATACTGACCTGTTTTAAAATCAGCAAGTGCCTGTTCACGAATTTTTTTCGGTGTATTACCATTAATTGCCCTCGCTGTTATTCCGTATGTATTAAACATTTCTGAAACCTGTTCAGCGTGTTTAACCGAAGTACAATATGCTATTGCCTGTTTATCTTTACTTAAAGCCAAATAATATTTAAGAACATCTCCGTAAAGTTTCGGCTTACACATCAATTCGGTAAGTTGTTTATTGTTATAATCACCATATGATACTGTTAAATCTGTTGTATCAATACCAATATCAGGAGCATAATAATCAAAATCTGATACTGCACCTTGCTTTATCAGTTCACGCATTGAAACACCAATAATTAAATCATTTGCAAGTGTGAGTGGTTTGCCGTCAAGCCTTGCAGGAGTTGCAGTAAACAAAATTCTTACGCTGTTTCCATAATATTCGCATACCTTTTTATACGAGCTTGCTTCACTTAAATGAGCTTCATCAATAATTATTATCTTGGGTATGGCATATTTGCCTAATCTGCGAACCTCAGTAAATACCGATGCTACACGAACATTATCGTACTGTATAAGAAGCGTGCTTAACTGTACTAAAAGCTCAACTCGATGAGCCATTACGAGCACTTCTCCTTTCGTTCGTTCGCAAATTTTAGCAATTATATATGATTTTCCGCTTCGGCAAGGAAGCACAACACAAGGGTTGTGCCCTTGCTTAACAGAGCTATGTATTTTAAAAAACACATCACTCTGATAATTGCGTAATTTAATCATCTTTCTTTTTTGAAATTATGATATAAGTTGATAGGAAACAGCTTATTAAGAAAAATAAATGCGAAAATCGGAAGTGCATATTTTGCATTAAATTTAATACCAAATCCTATACAGACTAACCACACTGCTAAAAGTAATGCAGCTGTAACAGAAATTGCTACAATAATTGTAGCCAGTACATTAACTAACCGTTTTTCATTTTTCTTTTTCATTAAAATTCAACATCCTCCTCGTCAATTACTTCAATGTCAAGATTAGCTGTTGAACCACCAGCATTTTTCCATTCAGGAAGCGTTGAGGTTTTCTCAGGGCTCAAATAATAATTAATATTTGCTTTTGTTTCACCATTGTATTGCGTATGCTTTACACGAGCACCGCCAACCTTACCAACGAGCCCTTGCGAATTGGTAGGTATAATTTGTGGTTTTACGCCAAATGACTGAGCTATCTGAGAAATCTTATTATTAGTTCTCTTGCGTGCTGTGTCATCTGTGCTGTCAAACACAAGATAATCCCAAATCTTACCAGCATATCCGCTTACTTCAAGAACGAGTTCAAGCATTTGCTTACCTGTTCTTGAAACTTTTTCTGTTACCTCCTGAACTCTTACTCTATGGCTTCCTTCAGGTATAACCGCAAAGTCAAGTTCTTCAACATCATTTTCGTCAAAAATCCATTGTGCCATTATTTTGTTCCTCCAATAAATAATTCTTCAGGCTTACAAGCCTTCCTGCAATAAATTTGGTCTTTAGCATACCGAGTTGCTGTCCCCTCAAGCATAAAGCCATATTCATCGTTTTTGTTTTTTACAACCTGTCCTACTATGTTGCAAAGACCGCAAAAAGAGTCAAGAATTTTAGCAGGAATTTTAGGCTGTGCTCGTTTCAACATTTCGCCGCTTGAAGACATAGTATCTTCATAATCACACCAAGCAGTAAATATTACATTGCATTCTGCACTATTCGCATATCTTACTAAGCGTTTGAATGCCATATAGATGATTTGATACGCCTTACGCATATCGGGATATTTACCGCTTTCAGCCATTTCAAGAATAGCTGTATCAAACAAAGTTGATATATTATCACAGATGACCGTATCGTATTTATTTGAATCAACAGCCTTTTCAAACTGCTTTATAAACCCGATATTGTTATCATCATTTAAATATTGCTTAACAATCTCAACATCCAAATTAGGACGGTCAAAATTATTAAGAACAATATGTGAAGAGTCGGAACTCAACAGTAAATTTTTACCTTTCGGTTTTAAAGTTTTTAATTTACTCGTTTTTTCATCAAGGTATGTATATCCACCCTGAACACGAGTGCTGTTGACGGTTTTACCGCCGCCACTAATGGAAAAAATAAGTGCCACTGCCATTAGTTTTTACCTCCTGTGTACCGTTGTTTTGCGTTAATAAGCCAATCGTCAGATTGATTGCCTGTTTTTCAGTAAAACCGCCTTTTATACAAGCAACAAAGAAACGATATAACACTTCAGCAATTTCAATAAATTCATTATTTGCCATAGTAATCAATCCTTAATTAAGCATCTCAAAAGCCTGTTCTTCACTAAAGCCTGCTTTAATAAGAGCCGAATAATCAGCATAACGAGCATAAGCTGCACGCTCAGCTTTAGCATTGATACTTTCCTTCTCGTATTCAATTTCAAGCTCTTGAATAGCTCTTTTATGAATATCAATTTTTTCTTTGATTTCAATTTGATGTTCAGTCATAAATATCTCCTCCTTTCCTAAAGTTTTAGATTTTTCAACAATTAATGGTAATGTTTCAATTTGACAAAGTCCATTCTTTAATTCTCTTATATCAAATGTGTCTCCATTAATATGCAATGTAACATTATCGCTAATTTTAAAATCTTCTGTACTAACCATACCCGTTCTCCTTAAATCGCACCTGCATTACGATAGGCAGTAAATAATTTTGGTGCTTGTATTGCAATCCAATCAACCATTTCTTCATTATCCGCCCATCCACAACTGTATTGCAGTGAGCTTTCTTTAAGACCTGATTCACCTAAAAATGCGTGATTTATTTCGTGCCTTAAAATTTCTTTTCTTGTAAATTCCTGTTCTTTATCACTTTCAAAATCAAAAAACTCACGCTCTGTTAAATCGGCAACAACAATTTTTTTGATTACAGAATTACAGTAACCACTCCATCTGTTGTCTTTTAATAACTTATCCTCGGAAACCTTATGTACCTCAATACTGTAATCAGTTCCGAGAATGTTAACTTTATTCGTCATATTTGATTAAATACCTTTCATATCCTGTGCTGTTTTCAAAGAACATACAGTAAAATATCGCTATCAAACAGTTAGTAACAATACTGTTGCCAGCCTGCTTATATAATTGTGAATTACTCCTGTCCTTACCCTTGTAATAAGTTTCATTAAGTGCGTTCTTTGCCTTATCAAAATCCTTATCTGCAAAGCCCATTAAACGCCAGCATTCTTTAGGTGTTAGCTTTCTAATTCTGTCTTCGCAAATTTTCATTACTCCTGTCCCCCCCAACTGCCTTTAGCTTTAAAATTAGCAACACTTGTATTTGAATATTGAGCCTTTATTGTGCGTGCGCTTCCTTCTGCAGTAGGATTAATAATTGCTATTTTAATTTCTTGTCCTCCGCCACCGAATGTGTGTACTGTAGGCGATATATCATCAACGGCATAAACTCGTCCGCTTTGTTCATACATATTGTCCCATATCCCCCCAAGTCCTTTTAATGTTCCGATTTCTTTTGGCATTTCTCCCCCCCTTGCATACTAAATCCCAGCAATGCTTTTTATCTGTTGAACCTCTACCACCAATCCTAATTGTTTGGCTTAATTCCTTTTCTTTTAAATGCTCAAAGAATTTATCTGCGAGTTCCTGATTAATGTAGTATTTTTCATCAACATCAGTTTCGATATAATCAATCAGTTTAAATTTAAGTGGTGTTGCCTGTGGCTTGTAATTAAATTCATCACTATTTAGCACACTTACTGCAAAAACTCTGTTTCTGTCCTGTGGCATTCCGTAATTCTTTGAGTTCAAAACAAACCATTGTGTTGTATAACCAAGAGTTTTAAGAAATTCAATCCATTCATCAAACTGAGGTTTATATTTTTTACCCACCAAATTTTTTACATTTTCAAGGAGTAAGTGTTTAGGCAGCCAACCGTCTTTCTGAGCCTGTAATAATAACCGCTCAACTTCGTAGAGCAGACCGCTTCTTGTGCCCCCCCTGATTATTCCTTTATCCAATCCCGCAACAGATATGTCCTGACAAGGGAAACTATATGTAAGCAAATCAGTAGGCTTTAATCTTTCAAGCCTTGTAATATCTACAGGCTCGAAATTTTCGCCATATATTGCGTTATATGAGGTTACTGCATATTTATCATTGTCGATATATTCCACAACCTTAAAAGGAATACCAAGTGCTTGTAATGCCCTTCTCTGAGCACCTATACCTCCAAACGCTTCTGTTACTTTTAACATTCTTCCTCCTAAAATTGTTCAGAATAAATATCTATGATTTCTTTTTTGCATTGTGCAATTTCATCATTAAGATGCTGTATGAGCTCGTCTTTATTTTCAATTTTTTGCTTAAGGCTTGAATTTTCAAATTCAAGAACAAATATAGCTGTCAAAAACATAACCAAAAATACAGCAAATACGATAATTACTGTTATCAACATATTCCCTGCTCCCTTGCCAGCCTTATTTCTGCATTACTCATTCCGACAAACTGAAAATCAATTGGTTCTTTCACCTTCTTTACTCCTCGGCAATAATCACACAATCCGCACGATTCAGCTTTGGAGAAATCATTTTTCATTTCCAAAATCCTCGGCATTAACTTTTCAATTTCGTCAAGGCATTCATCAAGCCGCCATTGCGGTATATTGATTACCTCAATATTTGATGGTGTTTCCTTAGTTACAACCGCTAAATAACAAGGTAACTTTTCGCCTATATTAATAAAATGCACTTTTTGATAAATTGCCAGTTGCCAATCATAATGGTAATATTCGATAAACGATACTCCCATTACTCGTTGCATATCTTTCATACATTTAAGGTCGACTATGCAATCGTCTCGAAGATTATCAATCTTAATCTTCCAATTGCAGCCGAACAATTCAGCAGTTTCAATAACTTGTTTTTTACCTTCAAGTGCATAACGGCTGAAAATTTCATCACTCTTAATTCGTTCAATAATTTTATCAGCCTGCACATAATCAGCCTTTAATTCTCCGTTTCTTTTAAAAATACTCGGGTGCTTTTCCTTATACTCGTCAAGAGTTCCTTCAGCCCAAGCATCTACATACCCACCAACAAGCAGTGCTGTTTTTTCAGGCATTGAGTATTCACCACTAAGACTTGCTGCCGCCTTTACAGGGCATTCAATCCAAGTCTTTAACTGCGAAACACTCATATACTCAGTATTCGCTCCCTGCGAGTAATAATTTTCATTCGTCAGCTCCAAATCTGTTCAACCTCCATTCGCAATAATCGTTATCTGCCTGCTCAGCTAAATACTCTTCACGCTCAGCCCTCTTTTTCTCACAGATAAGTTCATTTTCATAATCCTGATAATCGTACATAATTTTTTTAACAATTAAGGCAAAAAATACTGAGCAACTTCTGCCAACGGAGTATGCGTTACCCTTGAAAGGTCGTTCACATCAGTAATTTTGGGTATTTGGTCGCCGTTTTTAATTCGGCTGAATTTGCTTCTATCCCATTTCAATGCTTTATAGCACTCAGCATCAGTATCAAAATGAGAGTAAATAAATTCCTCAAATGTTCTCATAAATCCTCCTTTACTCGTTAATTTTTCAAATGCGTAAAATTTACGCATTTTTGATTAAAAAAATATATAAAATGAACAGGAGCTTAAATAATGATTAAGCGGTTGCATTAAAACGCCCCTGCTCACCTTATATCAATTAAAAAATATACTATGCTCATCAAGCCAAATATACTTTCCCCGTCTTAACAACAAACATATTACATCGTGCCTGTGTTGAGCTTCCTCAATATTCGTACAGCAATATCTATATACTATACGAGTATCTTTTATATTTCCTTGTCGGTCAGCTTTGAAAATTACAGTGTCAAATTTCTTTTTAGCATAATTAACTGTACTGATTACAAAACTGTCTTTTTGAGGTGTTGTAAGATTTTCAATCTTTCGCCATCTTCCTTTTTGTAATTCGTTATAATTTGTCATAAAATTGTAACCGTATTTTTGACGCTTTCGCTTGATTTTCGAGCATAAGTGTGTTATAATCCTATCATAATAAAAATAATAAGGAGGGAATAATATGACAGCTAATGAAAAATTAGTAAGCATACGCCACGAATTAGGCTTAAATCAGGCAGAGCTTGCCAAAATTATCGGAGTTCATAGAGGAACACTTTCCAATTGGGAACTTGGAAGACCTATTCCTCTTGAAAAGCAAAAATTAATTGCAAAAAAACTTGGGCTTTCAACAGCAAGAATATTTGATGATGAAATAGTAAACGATTTTGACACATCAAAAGATGCTAAAGCTATTGAAAGAATCAAATATCTTTACAATCAATTACCAACCGATAAAAAACTTGAAGTATTACGATTCATTATCGACAACGGTAAGTAAATCTTTAATATACTTTTCAAGGTTTAACAGCTCGTCCGCACTCAGGCGTGAAAGTATTTCATCAAAGCTATTCATTTTTTACGCCCTCCTTTTGCGGTGTAATTAAATGATAACACTTAAAAAACGAGAACACAATGCCACAGATGAGTAGATTTTATTAAAAATTACTCATTTGTGAGTAATTTCGAAAAAAAAGGAGAAAAATTATGGGAATTGATTTAAACCATTACACAAAAAATATCGCAAAAACAATCAACACTTTTATGAAAGCTCAAAAATTAACAGCTGAAAAACTTTCTGAATTAAGTGGTGTTGCCGTCGGAACGATTAATCGTTACAGACAAGGTGTTGTTGCCGACCCTCAACTCGGTCCGATTATAGCAATCTGTGATGTAATCAACATCAGCATTGATGAAATGCTTGAACGAGATTGTTGCGGTATTGATGAA